CCAACGGCGCGTACGAGCTTCGGCACAACGGCGTGCTCGACATCTCAGGCACGGGCGTGAACCTCACCGACAGTGGTGGCGATGGTTGGGACACCTTCGCTTGGCGCACGGTGTCCAACTACTCGACCACCATCAGGTACGACGACGTATACGTCTGCGACGGCACTGGCACGAAGAACAACGACTTCCTCGGCCCGTCCATCGTCGAGGCAGCGGAGGTCAACGCTGATGGCTCCACTATCCAGTGGACCAACAACGGCACGGGCGCCAACTACACGAGCGTGGACGACCCTACCGGCACCACCGACGAGTCCGGCGCGGGCGGCACGAACGGTTCTGACACCAACGCACAGAAGGATCTGTACGCTCTCACCGACCTCGTGCAGATCACAGGCACGATCCACGCCGTGCAACTCGGCGTGCAGCTCGGCATGAGCGCCCCCGGCACGCGCACGGTCAAGACCAAGTACCGTGACCCGGACACGACCGAAGCGGACGGCGATTCGCACGTCGTTGACTCGACCGTTTTCGACGAGTTCACGCAGGTCTTCGACAACAACCCCGCGTCCGGCATCGCCTGGGACGTAACAGACATTGACGACGGCCAGTTCGGCGTCGAGGTGGTGAGCTAACATGGCACTACGATGGATTGAAGGTTTCGACCACGCTACGATCACCACGGTCTACGAGCGCACCTACACTGGCGCCAACACCCTGATGCCCGCCAGCTTCTCGAAAGAGGCTCCTGCGATGGACAGGGGAACGACCAGTGAGGCAATCTTCGACGGCTGTGCATCAGAGGATGATGCTGTCCTGCACACGCCGGATCTCGTGGCCGCCCCGGAGAACTCTTGGATCGTTGGATTCGCGTTCAGGTCAGACACCGGGGGCACCTCGGGGTTGGAGAACGGCGTGTCGCCGCATATCGGGTTTCACAACTCGGCAGGCGAGCAGCTCCGCATCGAGGTGTATGACTTCACGCCCGCCGCTGCAAAGCCGGGAGGAATCTACTACGGGTGGCGCATCATGCGAGGCGCGACCGAGATCGCCAGGACCAATGAGCTGTTCCTGGCTAACCTCCCGACCGACGAAGCGTGGATCTACTTCCAGTTCAAAGTCACGATCGACAATGCTGCGGGCTCTGTGGAAGGTCGCTTCCAGCACATGCAGAAGTCCTCTCGCAACGTGGGCGGCGGACACACAGCGCTCACTTGGGATGCCGCTGTCAGCAGCATCGACACGCAGGAGCAGGCGACTACCGGCGTTGACTCCCTGGTGATCGGCTTCGATACCGGTTCCCCCTTTATCACCTGTTCTTTCGACGACTTCTACGCCTGTGACAGCACTGGCGCTAAGAACAACGACTACCTTGGCATGTGCTTCGTCACGCCCCATCACATCACCGTCACGGGTGGTGGTGACGGTGACACGGTGGACTGGACCCTAGCCACGGCGACGAGCACGGAGGATGCTCTGCAAGAGCCTACTGGCACGGTCGAGGACGACGACAGGCTTACCTCCGACACGGTGGGTCAGATCCATCTCGCAGCGATGCAGGGGTTGGACGCGATGGCGGATGCCTCGATCATCGGCGTGCGCTACGATCTGCATGGCCGCATGGAGACCACGGGCGCGCTCGACATCGGCTTCATGTGGCGCAAGACTACGGCGACTGCCGCCCAGATCGAGCACGGTACTGCGCTCCCTGTAGCCAGCACTACGGTCGTGGCAGCAACCGTGATCGCCGAGGACGACCCGAACACCGCTACTGACTGGGTGTTCGCGGACGTAGACACTCTTCAACTCGGCATCAAGAACAACGGCTAAGGGGGAACCGGAGGCATGGTCGAAGTACAAGTATCCAGGGTCGTCGCCGAGGTGATGGCAGATGAGGGTGAGGTTGCCGATGCAACGCGCCTTGACTCTGCCGTGCTCGCTGTTGGCGACGCTGCCGTGGAAACGCAGGTCAGCCGCGTTGTATGCGAGGTGCTTGCCGTGGAGCCTGATGTTTCAAGTGCTACCCGCCAGGACTCCCAAGTGCTCGCCCTCGGGGATGCTGCTGTGGAAACGCAGGTCAGCCGCGTCGTATGTGAGGTGCTCGCCGCGCCCCTCGCGGAAAGCGCAGCGACCCGCCTGGACTCCCAAGTGCTCGCACTCGGAGACAACACCGTCGAGGTGCAAGTCAGCCGCGTGGTGATCGAGACCCTCGCCCGCCAAGGCTCCGCTGGCCCCATCACGCCACTGGCGTTGGTGGACGACGCCTACATCTTCCTGCACAACTGGGCCACCAAAGCGCGCATGAAGACTTCGTTCCGTACCGACGTGACTCGCTCGCCCGATTCGGGCTCGGAGTCGCGCCGAGGCTTGAACGTCAAGCCGTTCCGCACAATGGACCTGGAATGGACCGTGTGCGATCCTAACAGCCCGTCCGGTGTCGGATCCCTCGAAGAGTTGGAGCGCCTGGAGGTCTTCCTGCGCCGTCTCACGGACCAGCGCTTCCAGGTCCCGATCTACATGGATCAGCAGGAGCTTGGCGCGGCCTACGGCAGCGGCGACTCCACCATCCTGGTCCCTACGAACCAGGCCAGGTTTTTCGAGGGTCAGCGCGTGGCGATCGTGCAGCTCGACTACTGTTTCCGGCCCCAGTCATTCTCGTTCCACATCATCGAGGACATGACGAACGCCCAGCTCACTTTCGACGCCCCGCTCGGCATCGCCGTGCCCGCAGGCTCGCTGGTCTTCCCGCTCATGGACTGCGAAGTCGCCCTCGAAGTGTCCGCCAACTTCCTGAGCGCTCGTGTCCCTACCGTGAAGCTCACGGTCTCCGAGGCGCCCGGCGCGTCGCAGCTTCCCCCGCTCAAGTCCGACAACCCGACCGGCGCCACGCTGGCTCACGACGACCGCCCCGTGTGGTTCGAGGAGCCCGACTGGGCGCGCGGTATCACCAAGGGTAGGAGCCGTGACGGCGGGCGCTCGCGCTCCGGTCGCGCCGACTTCGTGAACCTCAAAGGAGACCGCTCCCGACAGACGCACAAGTTCGAGATCAGGAGCAACCGCACGTCCATGTGGAACGCGCTGGAGTTCTTCGAGACTCGCCGGGGTCGCTTGCGTAGCTTCTGGCACATCGACCAGGATCAGTATTTCGAGCTGGTCGAGATCGACGTGGGCGGGGCATTTCTCGGTATCTCCGAGAACACACTCGACCTGGCCGACACGCAGGAGGAGTTCGATGCTGTCGGGCTCGTGATGGCGGACGGCACGGCCTACGTCACTGACGTGTCGAGCGTGCTCAACATCCTCACCAAGTTCACCGTCACCTTCGTCACGCCGCTGCCCGCCGGGCTACTGCTGGCTGACGCCGTGCGCGTGGCCCGCGCGAGGCTGGTTCGCTTCTCTAGCGACGAATTCACCGAGACGTGGGACCACACCGGGCTTTGCTCGGCTGGCATCGACGTGATCGAGACCCTGAACGAACAAGACTTCACGCTGTAGGAGGCAACCCATGGCTAAAGCATACGCACGCCCAGAGAAGGAAGGTTTCGTTCTCGTCACCTTCTTCTATGGTGACGGACTGACTACTCAGTCCCGGTACACCGACTGGGATCAACCATTCCTCGGCCACACGTCCGAGCCGCGCATGGCTCTGTCGATTCCCGAGAACGAAGGCACGTTCGACAAGCGCGAGCTGCGCATCACTCTGCCTCAAGACATCTTCACGACTCGCGCCAGCTCTGGCGTTCCACACTCGCCGATGTACGTCATCATCGAGGAGCTGACGCGGGGACTCTTCACCGGGGATCAGTCCTCGCAGAAGATCCTGTACGGCGGTCGCATCACGCGCACGATCCGCAACTTCCAAGGTCAGAACGGTAGGGTGGCGTTCTTCTCGCTGCCTATCAAGTCCCGACTCGACGTGGCGATGGGCCTGCCCTGCAACCACCAATGTGGCTGGACGCTGTTCCACGGCGGATGCGGCGTCACGCCGGTCTCTGTGACTGGCGATATCGACTCCAGCGACGGCACCGAGATCACTGTCACGACCCTTGGCGTCACGACTCCGGGCGGCACCGACGCGTTCTACTGGAAGAGGGGATACGCGGTGAAGGACGGACTACGCATCGCGATCCGCGACTACAACGGGGGCGTGGACACGTCCAAGCTCTACATGGCGCGGCCCGTTCCTATTGACTGGGTGGGCGGCCTCAACGACATCCAGTTCGTACCTGGCTGCGACAAGACGGTCGAGACGTGCATCGCTCGCTGGAACGGCGAGGAATTCTTCATGGGGCTCGGCTACGCCATCCCCGCCTACCAACCGAACTTCGAGACACCGGGCTAATGGGATCACGAGTCTACAGCCCGCGTCTGACCTGGACGCACGGGAAGATCGGAGCCGACGCTGCCGATGCACTGGACCGTGCGCTGCGCGCCTGGGAAGGCACGCCGTACGAGTCCGGCCAGAGCTTCATCCAACGAGGAGCCGACTGCACGGGCGCCGTGTTCGGCGTCATCGACGAGATCGACGGTCGTGCGCGCATGGAGCCTGCTGGCTTCCCGCACGACGCCTCGCTACACGACCGCGCTGGCGCTGTCCGC